TGTAGCGTGAATGATACTTTGTCCATTACTATCTAATACAAGCGGGTCATATACTATCTTCATTTGCAAGTGCAGCACATCTGGCTGATAATTTACTACCGATAAGCGTACGCCCGCGTCTTTTATCTCCTGTAGGTAAGCTTCAAAGGCTTGCTTTTGGGCATCGGTGATAGGTTGCAACTGCTCGCCTTGTTCACCCGCTATCTTTACTATCAAACGGCCTTCGTTTTTGCTTTCTATCACTGCTGAGTACTTCACTATCTTGCTGGCTTCTATCTGTTCCTCTGTGTGTCCTTGGTTATTGAACTTATCGCTGTCGGGCAATAGGTCAAACCCATACTGAAAAGCAAGGGCTTTACTACGATACCAACGTGCAGTGTGGGGTTTGAGTTCGGCAAGGCGTTTGTCTATATCCGCCCTATGCTGGTCGAACAGCTTCTCTAAGCTCCATATTGCTACAGCTATGATGTACACCCACAAGCGCCATATAGCTACTTTGGAGGTGCTGTTGAGACTTTCCAATGCAGGCTCTTGTGCTTTGGCTTGGAGGATAAGGGTTTGTATCTCTTGAATGCTTCGTGCCATAATATTTAGTCGTTAGTCTTTAGTTATTAGTCGTTAGATTGTGTCGCTTGCTAATGGCTAACGACTAACTACTAACGACGAAATCAAGGTTAATAGCCCATATACTAATACCCTCAAGTCGTTCAAACACCTGTTCGTCTTCCTTAGAAAAGGCGGTTGCGGGCTGCAAGTTCTTTGCGGTGTAGTAGGCTAATATATCTTTGTTAGTGAACGCTTCTGCAGGTAGTGCCAATGTTTTGCCCGCCACTACATCATCGGTGATGTTGAGGCTGTTCGCTTCAGCAAACTCAAAGACGCTTTTTATCGTGCCTGTGTGTTGCAGAGCGAGGTCTAATAGGCTTTGATTATGTAATACTGTTATCATCGTTATCGTTGAGCTCAAAGGTTTTATAAAACTTCTTATTAATAATCTTGAGCAGTACTTTAGCGAAGCGAAAGCCTAAACAATCTAAGTTCTCCAAGAGGCTCACCACCAGTTGCCATATAATAGCTATAAGTACTACCCAGTAAAGCCAATGGAAGGGGTCGAACTCAAAGCCTCCAAGATTTGGAAACTCTACATTAGCCGAGAAGGTATGTAGTATATAGATCGGCACAAGATAGGTAGCTATTTTTAGGAGCATACGCCCAAACTTGCGACTCTCGTGCTTCTCGCCCCTCTTTCGGGAGGCTTGTACCCCCGTGATCCACTCAAAAATAAGTAGCACTACATAAGCGGTTAGGAACAAATGGTTGAAACCAAATAAGAAGTGCACGGTGGCAAATAGTACTGATAGTATAACGTCCATTTTTATAAAAAGCATTGAAAAGGTGTGACCAAAGGATGAGCGTAGGAAGTCGTGAGAGTCCCTAAAGCCAAAGCCTTGTAAGATGTAGTTGAGTTTTGTCATATGTAAATTTGTTTTTTAGCTTATAGTGCCTTTTCCTGCACTTGTAGTTGCTCCTGTTTGGGCGGTGGCTGTACCTGCCGTGCCTACTTGTATACCAGGGGCTACTGTTACCTCGCCACTACGAACAAAGTCGTAAATAAGTGAGGCTAAGCGTTCGGCATACTCTTCTGGATTTGCTTCTGTCTTGGTAAGCATATCCTGCTGCAGGGTGATAATGCCTTGTTTTAAAGCTTGTTTGTTTAGTGCCATAGTGCGTTTATAGGTTTATTTTTAACTCTTCATAGCCTTTTGAGAGGTCTATGGTAGCATTCTTGTAATCGTCGTATTCTAATTGTATTTTTAGGTCTCGTTTAAAGGCTAAAGGGTTAGTGTTTGTTTTTAGGTAGTTCTCTACGCCAAACCCGATAAAAGGAAACTCTTTAAATTCCCCTTTCTGTGCTTCTACTATATGCTTTATGTGTTGCATATCCGAGGAATCAATCACAAAATCGCCTTCCTCAATTACTAAATTGCCTGCAGTATCTAACAACAAGTCTTTTCGTGCCATATCATTCTAATAACTGATTGATTTTACTTTCTAACTCACTGAACTTTGCCACGTTGTTAGGTGAAAAATTACCAACACCTGCTGGGGTTTGTATCACTACCGTTTTAAGCTCGGTAAGCCACTCACTCAATAACTGCTTGAGGTTAGCAAAGTTGTTTTTTATCTGTATTTTCCCTTTAGCTATCTTCACTACTGCACCATCAATCTTTACTTCTACACTATCAATTTCGGTATAACCAACTACACAGGTTTCGGAGGGTTCGCCCTCAACCTCCAAACACAGCACCTGCGAACCTATCTTAGGCACTATGTTTAAACAGTTTTCAAACACCCCTTGAACAGCGTTTAAACGCACATCTAACAGCAGAGGTAAATCTTCCCTCTCCACCTCACAGGTATTCCCCTCGATACGACTCACCACACCTACAGAGGTAACCTGCTTTTTGCGGTGATTTAGGGTAGTAATTGCGGTTGTAAGGGCTTGTTCCATAGTTCTGTACTGTCTGTGCTATTAGTGTTTGAAAGTTTCATTGACAGCTTGCTTTTTCGCTTAAAGCCATCTTGTGCGTTGAGCAAGATAGTTACGCTTTCTAACAAATAGAGTCCGTCACGGTGTTTGTTGGGATAGTTAGGATCGGTAAGGGCTACCGTATCGCCCACTTGGGTACGTGGGTAGCCGAAACCCTCTAAAGTCCCCTCGTAGCCGTCGAATACCGAACTATTATAAGTCTTTTCGGTAAAGGCTTTTAGCTCTTCCAATGTAAGGTTAGTAGGAGCGTGCAAAGTGCGTTCGCCTCCTCCCTCTTCCCCATATTGGTAGGTTACTTTTTTAGAAGTACCTTTTTGTGAGCTCTCAGCTTTCAATAGTACCTTGCGTTCATTCTTAGTTTTGTATTTTAAATCTTTACTTTGTCTAAAGTTCTTATCAAAGATAAAGTGATGTATCACCTTTGATTTAAAATCTATTTTAAGTCCTGCAATTAGCTTTTCCCCTCTAAAAGAACAATGTACACCATACTGTTTTTTAAGCTCCTCCAGCACTTTATAAGGAGAGGAGCGCTCTATCATCAGTTTGCCGAGTTGCATATCCAACACCTCCGTTTCATAGTCTGGGGCAATGTCTTTAAGTAACTGCTTCAAACTTACTGAAGCGTACGTTTTATTGATAAGGGGCTTGTTTTTCAGTTGGTACATCTCATCTTCACAAGTGAGTAACAGCGGTATATCCGCCCCTATTTGGGTGATATATCCCTCAAACTCGGTAAAATAGTCGCCGTTGTAACCAGCTTCAATATGAATGCTATCGCCTACCTTTATCAGCTCTAACAAGTTCTTGCGTTCAATGCTAAAACTCTGCCCGTCCTTGCGGGTGTTCTTAAACTCACGAGGTAACTCTACCTTTGCTGTAGTGGTAAGCAGTTCTATACTTTTGGCAATCTCTATTTGCTTTACTGCGCTGAACTGTATCTTGCCAGCTACTGTAATACGAATATTGATATTTAAATAACTACTTCCCATCACCTTCCAATAAGTTAAACGTTACCTCTTTTGCACTTTTAGCACTCAACGTATAGGCAACAGTATCACTATAACCTTCTTTAGGATTGATACTGATGGAATCTATATAAATGCTATCAATACCCTTGTCATAAAACTGTGCCCCAACTACTTTAATAATATCATTGTGTTCAAAAAGAGTGACTATTTGCTGTATTTGACTATCGGGGTAATTGTGGTTTTCTATATCTACCAAAATACCCTGAATGGTAATCTCCCATTCGTTGGTATTCCAACGTTCTACAATAGTACTACCATTAGTCTCTGTTTCAATGAGTTTCTTTGAGCGTGAGAAGGAAAGGATAGGAGGCGGAGCAAAAACAGTAGATTGTTCGCCTCCTATAAAGCTGTTAAACACAAGGCGAGTATTTTCGTACTCCATTGTAACCTCCTCGAAATTGGTAGCCTCTCCAAAGGTCTCCACTTGGTACTTGTTATCCTCTTTGGTAATCACTACTTGGTTCATACCCTCAGAAGATAACACTATTCCCAAAGCTCTCCCATAGCGAGAAGCTAAATCTAATACGATAGATTGTCCGTTTTCCATTTGTTACAAGTCTTGTTTTTTAACACCTAATATTCCTTGTTCTGCCAGCCATTGAATCTGTGCCCACTTCATAGCCCACGTTTCATCGTCCAAATCTTCGGGGAAGGGGATATGAAGATAGTAACTTATCAAGGCATCAACTTTAAAGTACAAATCGCCTGTTTCCTTGTAGTTTAGAGCTCTATTAAGTTCTAAACAGTTCCAAACTTTCCCTGTCTAATAGGTATCAATTCACCAATCAGACTTGCTGAGGCATAGAATAGCCCATCATCGGCAAGTACTTCCTCTTTGTTGGTAACCAAACAAGCCTTTACCAATATTTCTTGTGCCTTTTTAGGGTCCTGATTTAAGTATTTTAGGTATTGCCCTACCACGTTACGAGAGGGTACTACTGCTAATACTTCCAGCTCTTCTGTGCCGTTGTCATCCATTGGCAGGATAAGCGATTTTAGTTTGTCGCCATATTCTTTTTTGAGGCTTGTTTTTACCTCTTCACTTACTTTTTTTATCATAGTTTTTTTAGTTATTATAAGTTATGCTACCCTTAGCTTTACTGATAGGGCAAACAAATCGTATTGTTTTTCGAGTCCCATATCTCCAGTAACCTCTCGCCCTTCGTTTTTAAACTTTGCTACAATCTTATCCACTACTATCTCGTTGAACTCATTCACAAACTCAACTGTGATAGTAAAAGGCTTTATTTTCAATAGTCCACCCGAAACACGTTCCAAAGGGGCTATTTCGTGCATTGGAACAGTCATAGATGCTGAAGGTGTAATCTTTCCCATTGACCAACTTGTAGGTTCCGCCCCCAAAGTATGGTTTAGCTGGTGTTCCTGCTCATTGCCATAACTAATACTCTTTACATTGATAGGAATACCATTAATTTGTACCCTCACATCAGCTGAGTCATAAGCTTTTCCGTTTCTGTTTATATCTGCCATTATGCTTGTGTTTTAAGGTTAATCGTTCCTTTAATCTCTCCAATACTTCCTTTTGGCACTATTACAAACGATATTTTAAGCACCTTTTTTACTACAAGGTCACTATCCTTATCTATGGTAGTTTTGCCATACGAAATCTCACCATTGGCAAGCATACGTTCCAATACGTTGTCGCCAATATCTTCTAAAGCTACAATTGTTGCAGGACGCATTTTGCCTTTCTCGTCAAGCTCCCAATCGGTTTTGATTTTAGGCAGGTAGGCTGTGCGCAAACCTCGTGAGGCTTTGTCCATAATACGCCCGTAGGCTATAGAGTGCTCGTTCATATTATGATGGCTATCTACCACTACAGGTGTACAAGTGTGGTCATTGTTAATGCGTACACCTGCAATACCTGCGTAGGTAATACCAAAAATGTAGCCCTTATCTTCAAGGGTTTGCAAATCGTCAAACGCATCTACAATAGTAGTATATGAACTGAGTGCGGGCTCTATCCATACTCCTTGTGTAGCATCAGTAAGATTAAATAGCTCGTTGTTGCCTATGTTCTGTTGTACAAGGGCTTTTGAGCATACTCCAAGCACAGTACCCACATCGGCATACTTTTGTGCCTTACCTTCCTTACTTTTTGCGTAGTTGTAATCTTGTCCTATTACTACCGATACTTTGGTAGCATTAAGGTTAGGAAGCTCTCTGAGGTTAGCCGTACTGCTGGCTGTACCTCCGTACCCATAACCTTCCAACAATACTTGGCAAGGCATAAAATTGTTATACGCCCATTCTGCCAAACCTTGTGCTTTAGCAATCGCATTATACATTTCTTGAGGTAAGCCGTTGAGCATAGTGTACTGCTCGGCACTATCGCTATTGATAGCAATCGCCAGCTGCCGTATCTCGCCTTTGGCATACACCAGCAGCTTCTTAGCCTTTGTTTCGCATACCTCTGGCATTTTGCTGTTTTGGGCTACCAACATTAGGTGCAGAGGAGTTCCCTCGCCAGCCATTCGGTAGAACTCTGTAATATGTCGCAATACATTTACCTGTTTGTTGTCTTCAGTTATCCCCAGCTTAGTAGCATCTTTCACGTTGTAAAGCGTGGTAGGGGTATCCCATTCTAAGCCTGTAGGTTTAGGGGCAGAAATAATAAGCCCGCTAATATTATCACCTGTGCTAATAGTGTTAGCGCCCAATGCTCCTTTACTGATAACAACTCCTTTTAAATTACTCATTACCTTCTGTATTTAAAGGTTCAACATTCTCTTTTGTTTCTTCTTTTAAAACGCCCTTACGGGTAAGAGTTTCAATCTTTTTAGTATCTTCTACGCTATTCTGTGCGTAGTCTATCTTTGTAAAAAACTCACCTTTGGGGTTTAGGTACAATCTTTGAAGCTGAGGTTCAGCTTCAAAGATTTGTTTTGCGGTTTCTAACTGACTTTTATTTGCCATAATGTTTCCTTCTTTTAAGGTTACTCATTAGCCGATACCAAAGCCCCAAAACCGTACTCTTGGCGTTTGTCGCATAAGCCCCAAGTATGTAGTCTAACTTCTGCTGTAGGGCGTTTGCTTCTTGTATCTTGGCGCATTGGTTTAGTGAGTACATTCACACCCTCAATATGGTACACCGTATTAGGAGCATAGAAAAAGATTGAAGAGCTTTGGTCGCCTGATACCTTCTTAGCCCCCATTGATTTTAGTTCACCATTTTGCCCATATAGTGGAGTTGTAGTGTTCTCAAAAATCTGCAATTCAAAGAAGCGTTTTAGCTCTCCTGTATTGCGGTCAATTTCCAAATCGCGATAGTGATTTGTATTTGCTCTATCGTGAATAAGATCAGCCTTGTGCTCGTTAGAAAGCACCAAGTAATAGGCTGCTTTGTTGTTCAAGTTTAATGCAGTGATATGTTTAAACAGGAACTCACTCAAGTCGTTGTAGGTTAGTCGTTTTCTGCCGTTCACTACTTCTCCTGTAGTACGAAGTACAGGCATTGCACCCTCCACGTGTTTTTTAGGAGCGAGTTTGTGAATAGCATAATCACGCACTCCAATTCTAAACATATTGCTATGTTCTTTACGAATAGCCGACTCTTTGTCAAAAGCCATAGCGCGCAATTCTTCATCAGTGTATTCAGTAGGGGTAGTGTCAAGCGCGTCCCACGCTACAAATGTTTTCTTACCCTCAGTTTTCTTAGGGGTAAAATCAACTGTAGCATTCACTACAAATTCTACATTCCCAATGAGTTTATTGAACTTGATACCGTCCTTGTCAATCGCACTGGGGTTAGGGCGTTGCAACACACTGATAAAAACATCGTTGTAGTTGCGAAAATCTTCCAATAATTGAGGCTCAACATATTGTTGCAGCCATAATCCGTCTTCTAATGCTGGCATTACTTTTTGTATTTAGCGTTAAACAATTCTTTGAACCTTTCGGGCTGATCTACCGATAGCTTTTCAAGTCCTTTAGGATCTTCCTTTTGCCATTGGTCAAAATCCCACGAAGCACGTGCCCCCGTGTTACTACCATTACTTTGTAATAAAGAAGAGATATTAGGGGATTGTGTAGCTTGTTTGCCTCCTGCTACAGCTGTATTTTCTAATACAGTGATAAGGGCTTCTACTCCCGAAGTTTCTGCGATTTTTTCATAGACAGCCTTTTGGGCTTCTGTGATTTTTCCACTTTTAACCGCACCCTCAACTACCGTAGTAATTTGTGCTTGCTTAAAAGTGTTAAGAGCCTTTTCTGCTTTTTCACGAGCTTCTTTTTCATTGGTAATACGCTCCTGAATAGCTTGTATCACAGCCGTTTCTGAACTTTCCTCAGTAATACCAGAAAGCGAAAGAGCTTGTACTAACGATTGAATTAATACTGATTTCATATTCTTATCTAAAATATTTACTGTTTTAAGCGTTGCAAATAGCCCCGCATACATATTATAAACATCCTGTTCACGCATTGCATTGACATCTTCAATAGGTAGCAAAGTAGCTGTTTGTGCAGGAATAACATCAGTTACAAAACCTAAGCGTTTAGCTTCTTTAGCATCGAACCAGTTGTCGCCTACTAACCATTTTTCAACCTCTTTAGCCGACTTACCTGTACGGGCAGAAATTTTTTCTACAAAGTTCTTTTCAATAGAGCGAAGTAGTTTAGCCTGCTTTTCAAAAGAATCGGCATCGCCATTAGAATAGGACGCGGGGGCGTGTAACATTATATATCCGTTTTCTACAATACTTACTTTCTTTGCTGATAATATGATAATCGCCCCCATACTCGCCGCTATTCCGTCAATTACAATATGTATAGAAGATGCTGATTTATTCAGTGCGTTATATATTAGGTTTCCGTCAAACACACTCCCCCCTGGTGTATGTAAATGGATAGTAATTTCCGAATAGTCTCGCTCCAATCGGGCAAACTCTTCTAAGAAGTATCTACCATCACCCTCCCATATAGTACCATAAGCGGTAAGTGTATTTTTTTGCGTTCTAATAATCATTTTATTGTTATAGCGTTGTTGCGTTCATTATTTTGGTGCAAAAATATAGGGGCTTTTTCAGCTATAAAAAGATAACTGCAATAGTTGCAACTTTATTCATTGAGAAAAGGAAAAGAGTCTACCTTTGCCCTAAAAATCTGATATAAAATGGCACAAAAGCGCACTAATAACAGTACTTTAATGGAGTTGGCTCGCCGTATGTTTGTAGAAGAAGGTATGACGGCTAAAGCTATTGCAAACACTATTGAAGTAACAGAACAGACTATCGGTAAATGGCGCAAAGGGATAGGTACAAATGCTATATCGTGGGACGAACAGCGGTCACAATATTTGTCTGCCCCTCACAATATCAAAAAGAATTTAGCTAAGGAACTCACCCGCTTAGTTGAGGGAGGAGAAGCTACCTTAGATATGGGAGCTATCAATTCGGCTATTAAAGCTATACAATCAATGACTGATGAGACTTCTGTAGAAACAGTATATAGTGTGTTTAAAGAGTTTGATAGCTGGATGAGTGAGCAAGATCCTGAAATGGCTATAGCTTTTTTGGAGTGGCATAAACTATACTTATTACACAAGGCACAAAATCAATAAACTATGGCAGAAGGAAAATTAACAAAGGCAATGGAGAAGCTCCTGCAAGACTATGACCAGCATTGCAGAGGAGTGGAACAAAAAACTACTTCGGGCTTAGACTTTTATGAAGCTCCCTCTGAACGTAGGAAGAAACGCCTTGCCTTAGAAAAAGACTATACTACTTGGTTTGAGTATATGTTTCCACAATATGCTGAAGTACCTTGTGCGTGGTTTCACAAGAAAATGGCTAAGCTGCTGATTGAAAATGATGTGATAAGCCTGCTTGCTGAAATATATCGTTCAGGGGCAAAATCAGTACATTTGGACTTAGGTATTCCAATGTTCTTATATGTGACGGGCAAGCTGAAGTTTATGTTATTAGTAGGACAAACAGAAGATAAAGCAAAGAAGCTTATTTCGGATATACAGAGCCAGCTTACTCATAACCAACGCTTTATTCACTACTACGGCAAAAAATTTAAGTTCGGCGATTGGGCAGATGGCGACTTTACCACTACCGATGGAGCTAAGTTTATGGCTATGGGTGCGGGACAGTCGCCTCGTGGTTTGCGTGAAGGCAACCAACGCCCTGACTATATAGTGATTGATGATGTGGATACTGCCCAGCGGTGCAAAAACGATGAACTATCCAAAAAGCTATTCGACTGGGCTTGGGAAGACTTAAAAGGTACTTTTAACGAGGGTGGCAAGTATAGGCGTTTTGTGGTTGCTAATAACAATTTTCATAAGAACACCCTTATCAATCAGCTGAAAGAAGAGTTTGCTATTATCAACAAAAAAGCTAAGGAGTATGGTTTTGACCAAACACATCATATAGTAAGCGTGCCTGCGGTAAAATCATTAGAAACCTTTGAGCCTAATTGGGGTGAAAAAACATCAGCTGAGTATTGGCGAGAAAAATACCACTCCACTCCTTACCGCTCGTTTATGCGAGAGTATATGCACGTACATATAGTCGAAGGCAGTATCTTTAAGAACGAACAAATTCAGTACAAAGAACGCCTGCGCTACTCACAATACGATGCTCTTTGTTTTTACGGCGACTTGTCGTATAAAGATGCAGGCGACTTCAAGGCAATGCTTTTAGTAGGGAAAGTGGGGAGAGAGTATCACGTATTGCAAGGGTATGTGCGCCAAACCTCCCGCAACAATGTTGCCCGCTGGCTGTATGAAACTGTCCTACAAGAAAACCTACTCAAGTACAATATTGCCTACTATATTGAGGGACTTTTTGCTCAAGATGAGTTTGTAAGTGATTTTGACGAAGTAGGCGACAGCTACGGCTTTTATATACCTGTGCAAGCTGATAAGGAAAGTAAAGGCAATAAGTTTGACCGCATTGAAAGTATGGCAGGCTATTTTGAACGGGGTAACATCTTTTTCAACAAAGCCCTGCAAAACTCACCCGATTTTGTAGAACTCATCAACCAAACATTGGCATTCCAAAAAGGTTCAGGAGCTCACGATGATGCCCCTGATGCCTTGCAAAGTGCCATTGCTAAGCTCAATGCCTTAGCAATACTCAATGCTACCCCTGCCAAAACCATAAGCCGAAAAAAAATTTTAAAAGATAAACAAAACAGATACTGATATGTTCCTAACCACAGAAGATTACACAGCTCTTATTCGCAATGAGATAAAGGATATACTGCTTGAAAATTACAGCGAGGTAAAGCTACATATTGCGCAGCAAATGGCTATTGACCAAGTGAAGAACTACTTATCAGGGCGTTATGATGTAGCCGAGATATTTAGTAAGGAGGGCACAGAACGCAACGCTCATATAGTAATGCTCACGTTGGACTGCACCCTGTATCACCTCTATACTTCCACAGTGCCTAAGCGTATGCCCGAAATACGCTCCGTGCGTTACCAAGATGCTATTGACTGGCTTAAAGCTGTTGGCAGTGGCGAAATATCAGCCAACCTGCCTCTTATCAAAAGCCAAGACGGGCAACATTTAATTGGGGTGAAAATACAATCAAAATACAAAGCCTCATCCAATAAGTGGTGATTAAATAATTACCTTCACGGCTTGTACCTGTTTAAATGGTATTTAAACGCTAAAAATACACCTTTAAAATTACAATACAATGAAATTATTAGGTTATCAGTTTTCACTTACGAAAACGCCCAAAAATACGACTAATACCCATTCACCTCGTGGTAGCGCCCGCACTAACCCCGATGTGATACAATTTGTGCAGTCGTTCAAAGATGCTTCACGCAAGGATATAGCCAAATGGCGTAGTGCCTTAAGTATGGCACTGCACCCAGAAACCCCTAAGAACACAGCACTTTATGACCTTATAGACGATTTGCTAACCGATGGGCACCTGCAGTCGCAAATACAAATGCGCAAGATGAGTACCCTTAACACCGACTTTCATCTTATCAACCGCAAAACGGGTGAGATAGAAGAGGAGGCTACTTTTGTATTCCAACAACAATGGTTTTACGAATTTTTAAACATTGCCTTAGACAGCATTCTATTTGGGGCTACCCTTGTTGAGTTTAGCTCCTTTGAAGGTGAAAAAATTCGGTTCAATACTCTGTCCCGCAGGCACGTTATCCCAGTGTTAGGACGTATCCTACCTGATGTAACCAAAGAAGACTACATCAACTACCGAGACGAGTACTACGCCCCTTGGTTGCTACAAATAGGAAAAGCTGATGATTTAGGACTTATTAATAACATTGTACCCAACTTAATATGGAAACGCAATGTAGCACAATCGTGGGCAGAGTTCTGCGAAAAGTTCGGTATGCCTCTTATTACTGCTACTTCTAATTCTACCAATAGTGATGTAGTGGACAAAGTTAACCAAATGTTGTTAGACTTAGGCGAAGCAGGTGTAGCCACCTTCCCACAAGGCACAAGTATCAACTTTCAAGAAGCTAACCGTACCGATGCCTACAACGTATATATGCAGTTTATGCAGGTTAATACCAACGAGATAAGCAAACAGCTGGTAGGCTCAACTATGCTGTCTGATCAAGGTACTAACAGAAGCCAAACCGAAGTACACGAACGTTCACTTGACTTCAAAATAGCTCAAGCCGACAAACGCTTTATTCAGTTTGTAGTAAATGACCAGCTCATACCCCTATTGCGCCTGCAAGGTTACAAGCTATCAGACGAGGTAATTTTTGCGTTCAAAACAGCCGAGCAGGAAATAAACCTATCCGAAATGTGGAATATTACCAATGGACTACTAAGCAGTGGTTACAAAGTAGAAACCGAATGGATTTCCAAAACCTTTAATATCCCCATTGAAAGCGAGGGAAAGTCACAGCCCCTTAATGAGAAAGTAGCTGCCTTATTAAGGGGAGAAGAGGAAAACGAACGCTACCCCTTTAGTTGTACCTGCGGGCAACACACAGCTTCATTAGGCAAAACCATACGCACTGTGTTGGCAAAGCTCACCGATAAGCTGATAGGTAAGGTGTATCACAAAAAAGACACCCTGCCCGAATACGCCCAAATAGTAGTAGCCGAAGGTGTTGCCCTTAGTGAGGCGCTGCGCAATAATTTCCCTACTATTAGCCCCTATACAGGGCCAGACCAACTGTGTTTACAAATGATGGAGTATAATCTCTTTGAATTTACAGCAGGCAAAACCGAAAGTCGCCTCGCTTCAATGAAAAGGCTATTGGTAGACGAGAATAACCAACTACGCCCTTTTAACGAATTTAAAGAGTTGTGCCAAAAAGAAGTAGAGAAGTTCAATAAAAAATGGTTAGAAGCCGAGTATAACCTATCTATTGCTGTAGGACAAAACTCCGCACAATATTTGCGCTTTATGGCAGAGAAAGATACTGTTACCTCTTTTGTAAAATACCAAACAGCAGGCGATGACAAAGTGCGTGAGGCTCACAAAGTGCTCAATGGCAAAATATTCAACCTATCCGACAAAGAAGCAATGGATTTGTACCCGCCTAATGGTTACGGCTGCCGTTGTGAAATGGTGCAGGTATTAGGCGACCAAAAAGGCAAAGTAACCAAGGGCAGAGAAGCCAAAATGATGTTGGAGGGTACAGATAGCAAATACAGAGGTTCACAGTTTGAAATCAATCGTGGTGACCTGAAACAAGTATTTACCAAACAGCAGTTTTATAGTGATACAAAGGGACTGCCCAAAAAGCTCAATGAGATGACTTTTGATAAGTATGGGCTACCCTCTTGGGAGGCGTTTAAACAGCATTTAAACCCTCTTAAATTGGACAGTACCATTACCGAAAAGAACATTCACGAGCTATTTAAACCTTTTGAGAAAAATACTTATATGGGTTTTGAAGACTATTTAGGTAGGAAACTTACCTTGCAGAAAGCCACGTTTGACAAACATACACAAGGCTACTATTTAAGCGAACAAGAGTTAAGACACCAGCTATTCCCCTTCGTCAAAGATATTCTAATGAACCCCGATGAAGTATGGTATTTTGACTTTAAAAACAATGCTAAGAAGTTCCAACCTCGCTACATTAAATTCTACCAAGATAGAGTGCTTGTGATAGATTGTGACTTGAATATAGAAGAGCAATCGCTTACTATCAATACTTGGTACAGTATGAAAGCCGATGAGAAGACAATACGAAAAGGCTTAAAAATAAAATAGGAATACCCTCATTGGGTACTCCTATTTTATAAGGGAAGAACTTATGAACCTTACCCCTTTTTCTCTATAGCGAGTGGGTTTTATGCGCATCCTATCCCTTGCTTTTCGGTAGCCTTAGTATAGAGGCTCATAAATTCACTGCAAAAGTATAAACAATTTTTGAAATAACCAAATAAAAATGGCTGCTACATCAAAATTAACACTATTAATAGATCTAAGTCAACGCTTGTTTAACAACGGACTTAACAAAATGTCTAACCGCTTTCGCCAGCACGTACAGCAAATGCGCGATAGCTACCGCGATTTTACCAACCAAATACCAATGCTCGGCAATCTTATGGATACCCTATCTAATAAGTGGGTACTCTTAGGGGCAAGTGTAGTAGCTGTTGGTACGGGACTTGTACGAGCAACCTCAATGGCTAACGATTGGCATAAGCAAATGGCAGAGATTAACGTAACTGCTGAACTGAGCAAAAACGAACTAAGCAAACTATCCGACAAGCTGTTGGATATAGGTACTAAAAATGTAGCCCCGCTGGAGGAAGTACCTAAAGCCTTCTCACGTATCATCTCGGCAGGGCTTGATGTAAACCAATCAATACAAGCCCTTGAACCTACCCTGCGTGCCGCTAAAGCAGGTTTTACCGATATAGAAACCGTGGCCAGCGCTGGGATAGCCACAATGATGTCATCGGGTGAGGATATCAATAAAGTGTATGATGTATTGTTCGCAACCGTAAAAGAGGGAAATGCCGAGTTTAAAGATATTGCTAACTATATGCCTAAACTTACCCCATTAGCTAAAGGTTTAGGGTATGAACTTTCCGAAACGGCAGGGGCCTTTGCCTCCCTTACTACTAAGTTGAGTGCCGAACAGTCCACTACAGCCTTGCAAGGTATCATCCGTTCACTATCTGATGAACGTATAGCTCTTGGGCAAGTAGAAAAAGATGGTACCTACAAAAGCGGGTTCAAAGCCTTAGGTATAGAGATTCACGACACTACAGGTAAAATAAAACCTTTGGTAGAAATCATAAAGCTGCTTAACAACAAAATGGCAGGATTATCTGACAAACAGCGTATGGAACAGTTTGGCAAGTTAGGTCTCGACCAAATGAGTACAATGGGCTTTCAAACCCTTATGCAAGATATGGAAGGCTTACAGAAAGCTACCGATGCTGTAGTAGGCTCTCAAGGGGCTTTAGGAAAAGCCTATACCGATTCCCTCACGCCCTTAGAACAATGGGGCATCGCACAAAACCAACTCAAAGGCACAATGATAAAGATAGGCGAGGCTATTTTGCCTATGCTATCTAAAGCTATTGAGTACATCACGCCCCTCTTTGAATGGATATACAAGAACATTGACTGGCTTATACCTGTATTTGGCACATTTGCGGGAGTATTAGGGGCTGTTACCTTAGCTACGTGGGCGTGGAATGCTGCCCTTGCTGCCAACCCCATAGGGTTACTTATAGCAGGGATAGCCGCTCTTATTGCCTTTGTAGTTATGGCAATAAAGAAATTCGACCAATGGGGTGCTGGTATGTTAGCCCTCCTTGGCCCTATAGGCTGGCTTATCAATGGCATAAAAACCATCTATGACCATTGGCAAAGTATCAAAAAAGCCTTTACAGATGGAGGTATTTTGGAGGGACTTAAACGCATAGGGCTTGTGTTATTAGACATTATACTGAAACCTATCCAACAGCTGTTAGAATTGCTTTCTAATATACCAGGCCTCGAAAGTTTAGCAGGTAAAGGAGCTGAATACATTAAAGAGCTTCGGAAATCAATGAATACAATTACCGAAGGAGAAAGGAAAAAAGAAGAAGAGCCTGAAAAAGAAAACAAACCAGACAATCCTTTTAGTTTTACCAATACCCCAGGAACAACAAGTGCTACCCCAACAACAATGAGTGCCAACACCCAATTAGGCTCGCAAGTAAACAAGGTAACGGGGGATGCTACCCAAATCAAAAACATAACCATTACCTTTGATGCACTGAGCAAAGGCAATATTAATATAAGCAATACCGAAGGACTTACTTGGCAACAAGTAGAAGAACGCTTTACTGATATGCTGCTCAGAGTAGTGCGAAACGCTGAACTATCATAATATGGATTTACAAGTAAACACCGACTTATTTAACCGCTTGCAACGCCTTACGCAACGAACGTTCCTACAGCGAATGGTCAGTGAAGCAGGCGTGATAGCTGTGAACTTCTCAAAGGACAGATTTCGGTTTAAGAACTGGATAGATAAAACTGCCGAAAAATGGCAAGCACGCAAACGCCCTGATAGGGGTTCACTATTATTACGCACAGGTCGCCTGAAAAGGTCTATACGCAAAATAGCTTCAGGCGACTACTATGTGGTAGTAGGAACCGATGTGCCTTATGCACAACTGCACAACGAGGGAGACTCTGTGAATAAAGTAGCACAGGTGAAAGCTCACACTCGGAAAGTAGTGATACGGCAAAAAAGTGTAAACCGACGAGGGAATGTTATCTCACGAGCCATAGGCAGCAGAATAGTGAATGTACGAGCCCATAACCGCAAAATGAACCTTACAATGCCTAAACGCCAATTTTTAGGTGAAAGCGAGCTACTGATGAGGCGTATTGAAATGCACGTGAACAGAGAACTTAACAAAGAACTACAATGAAAGATTTTTATAATAAACTACACCACGTTTTTGAAAGTGAAGCAACCAAAGACTTATACCGGAGCAAAGGCATTGTACCCATACAATACATTGATTTCTACGCAGGGCAAGACTATAACGATAACCTTTTTGAGGCGCATATATTCCCCGCCCTACTGGTGCAATGGCAAATAGCCTATACTGATAATAATGAGGCAATAGCGACCATTACCTTTAGGCTGTGCTATGAACAGCTAAGAGACCTTTCCTCCTTAGGGCAAAACAAAGCTGAGGGGCTCAAATTCTTAGACTTTATTAACATTACCGACAGCGTACTAAAAACTATTGAAACGACTAATACAGGCAAACTACATCTTATAAGCGAAAGCCTTAATATTGAAGACACGGTAGTAGATGTATTCACCCTTACTTACCAATGCAGTTATTGTGGGAAACAAAAAGCCCCGCAAAGCAAAGGCTTGCGGGGTAATTTTGAAAGACTGGAGCTAACAGAGAAACTCAAAAGCCGTTTTTAGCTATTTAGAAGTGGGTACATCTTTGATGTTACCCACTTTTTGATTTTCTATGTAGATATTGCCCCAATAGTCTCTTCTTACATTTAAACGGTATTTTACAAAACTCTTTTTGTACTTATCATCTGTAAGAATGCTGCGCATAAACTTCTCTGTCATTTTCTTATAGGCATCGGGTATGGCATTGTCTTCATACACAAATCGGTTTGTTTCACGAGTTACTACTATAAGCCCTGAATCATCTTCCTTTTTGTTTTCTGAACCAGCATATACCTTAAAAACCTCACCTCTTTTTCTAAAAGGCTCATTGTAGCTTTGAGCACTTCCAACTAAGGGCAGTGTTAATAGTGCTATGTAAAATAACTTTTTCATTTTTCTATCAAAACTCTTAAAGTGTTTGTTTCGGAGTTGTAAACAGCTTCTGATTTCCCTTCTAATTTAATAGAATAAACCTTAGGCCCTCCTCTCTGAACAGTACCCTCAAAACCTATTTCTTCATTGAACTTGTTAAGTGTAAGATAGATAGGCTCGAAAGAGGTGTTGCTAATATTTTCAAACTCTGTTTTGGAGATGTTAATACCATTTATTTCCCATTTATAATTCTTAGGCTCACCATATTTAGCTATGAGCTCTTCTTTAGAAGATTTACTAAACTCTTGTACAATATCTTTAGTAGAGATTTTAGGAGTATTAGTACAAGCCGATAATACAATTATAAATATTAAAGCTATATTTTTCATATATCATATATTTTTGTCGCAAAGTTAAGAACTTTATCCGTAATATCAAAATAAACAATACGCTTTTTTTAAACGCCGTTTAAAGTCTTCCAAAGGTGTTTCATTTCTTTGTTCTTGATAGCGGAATTCAGTGTGCTCTCGTTGGCGTTCCTCAACTATGAATTGAAAGCGTTCCTTGTCATAGTCTCGAAAAAATTTAAGTAATTTATCAATGCCAAGACGTTCGTAAAATTCACCGTATTCACCTGATAATACTCGTTTGAAAATAAGAGTAAGTTCGGTCATTTTAAGGTAACCATATTCATTAAGAAGCTGCGCAGAGCAAAGGCGAATTTGCGCTTCTGTCATTGGCTTATTAAGGTTTAACATCTCATTTAAATATACCAACCACAGCATTATGAACTTCTCACAGAATTGCTCTCCATACTTTCGTTTAACTTCATTAATTGAGGGGGAAGGTAGTTTGATTGCCTCTCCCAAAGTAGCCACCTTATAGCTATATTTCATACAATTAGCGGGGGCATAGACCATCAAGAATTTCTCGCTTGAAATTATCGCTGTAGGCTGTTGTTGCACTACTGTTACCTCGTTTTGCATTTTGTAGAATTTTGTTGAGTTGTGAATTGATGTATTTTAAATCGGTATTCTTTTGGTGAAAGGCATCCATTTTCTGCCAATTGCCCAATAGGTACTGCCACGTAGAAAGGGCTTCGACATCATTGGAGACTTGTTGCAGATAGCTGATGATTTGCTTTAGGGCTTTTCCATCGGCACCAGTAAACTTGGGAGGGAAGCCGTACAGGTGTTTGTAAAAGGCAAACCACTCGTCTAAAAACTTTCCATAAAGACTTAAAGGTTCGGGCACATCCTCACGGTAGGACACACTGCCATTCCATTGCTCTTGGTAGCGTTCTATATCTTCCTCTTGTGGGGGTAGGATAGCTCCGAGTTGTTGGTATTGCTGGCTATTGAGTCCTCCGCTTTTGATTTCTATTTTGCAAAGCTCACCTTTTTGGTAGGTGAGCTTTAGTAGGGAGTGGGTACGGTGTATGGTTACAGTGTAGGTCATTTTTATTTTGTTTAATAAGTGTTTATCATTTTCAATATAAGTTTTTCACGAGTTTCTTCATAGGTTTTACAATTAATGTGGATACTTGTTAAAAAGTATTCTTTATTATAAAAGTATGCCTCAACATCAATAGTAGACTCTATTACACAGATAATGTATCCCTTTCTCCTAAACCATTCGAAAACCTGTGTCCAAGTAGGTATTGATAATCTATCTATATAATCATTATGATTATCCTTTTCAAAATCAAACTCTAATTCCCTTATGTCAAAATCCTCATAAAGATGTAAAGGTAGAGAAAATTCACAAGGTATATCAAAGCCTATTATTTTAAGTTTCTTTGCAATTCCTATTGGAACCAACCAAGTGGGGTATTGTTCTGTTTTCATTTGTTTTTATATTTTAATTAAGTAAGCGGGCATAAGGATAAAGGTGCTAAACTCAAACCCGCATAGGTGATGTTTATCTTTTTCTGAGTATTGTGTAAAGGAAATGCTAAGAGGCTTACATCGGGGGTACTCTTCATTAAGTTCTTTAGCTTTTTCGATGATGTATTCTTTAATTTTATTTAACTCCTTTGCTTGGTACAGTTCGCCGTCCATTTCTCTGAGAAAACAAGAGAATTGCTCTTGCAACTTATTCTTAGTTTGTATGCCACCAACTAAATGGCAAAAATAATGTGTAGGTGTTTCTTTCATTTTAAATAGTGTTTAAATTGTTATACTTCCCATTGTTCTTTTTTCTTTATTCCTTTGCCGTTCTTTGAATATTTCGATGAGCGCTTCCATACAGTAGAGGTGAGCATTTTCGTAATCGAATGACATTCCTTTTCCTTTTTCAATGTCAAAGCGGTTATAAATTCGATAAGAATACCAATCCATTGCCCCCATATTTGGGCGTATGTAGGAAAATAGTCCGCGTACTCTAAACCATTCAAAGACTTGTTCATAAGTTGGAATATCTGTAAAAGGACTTTCAGGTGAATTGTCACCTAACATAAAATCTTTTATTGAAAACTCTGTTTTTCCCTCTAAACTGCTATATACCATTGTAGTAATTCCAAAACCTTCTGAGTATGAGAATAAACAAGGTTCATTAAAGCCTATTTTTTTGAGTTCTTTGGCAATGTCAATGGGGACAAGCCAAGTGGGGTAATTTTTGGTGTTATTCATTTTCTTTGTGTTTTAGTAATTAAAAACTTTCCTTTTCAACATCTATTGTAATGTTATCTTCATCGAAGTACTTAATGATGTATATTGTCTTTCCTTCACGGAGGATAACAGAGGAGGGTAGTTTGCTAATTTGGTTGTGAAAGTAATGAAAGGTGTTGTATATACCTCTTTTAGAAAATCTCACTTCAGTTTTTGCCTTACTTAGTTCCTCTTCTAATTTTGTAACTTTTTCTTCTGCTTTTACAGTCAAATTGCACAAACGCAAAAGCTCTTTTTTTGCTGCTTGAGGGTCTCCATTAATCCTATCGCAGATTGAGGAGTAACTTATATCATAATCGTCTATTTCCATTGTATTTTGTGTTTAAAAGGTTATACATTCCACTCTTCTTTGGTGAGTTGTGCTCCGCAGTCTTTGCAGAATATTGCGGTTACTTCTACAGTGCAGTAATGGGCAAGGGTGCGGGTTTCTTTATGCTTGTGGGGGCAATTTGCTAATTTGTCAATTTGTCGATTAGCCAATTTACGAATGAGCCAATTTTTTAATTTCCTAATTCTTTTCATTGCTTTGCAGTTGTTTTAGTTCTCGCTTTGCGGGTGTGCCTAAGTAGGTGTGAAAGGTACGGTAGCATATATGGTATTTTGGGTGTATGTGCTGCCAAAATATCTCCTTATAGGTAAGGCCTACTTTATGGTACAGATGCAGTGTTAGCTCTTGTATTTCTGCTATTTTTGTTAAAAGATTTATCTTGTTATATGCCATAACTGAAAAATTTATTACTTTTGCACTTGGTTAGGTAAAAGTCCTGTCTGCTTTTTCAGTAGGTGGGATTTTTCTTTTTAGTTCATTGAGGGTTCGGCTATACCGAAAAGAATGTACCATTGTTTGCTTCCTACTTTTACAGAGGCTTTTTCAAACTTGGTACGCATACTTTTGAATTGGCGTACTAATTCGGGAAGCTCTTCTAAAGTGTAGTCTCTAAGAAACTTTTTTAAGGGGCTTCGTTCTTTCATAAACTTATTGAAGTACGCCCAGTTGTTTTGCTTTAGTATGCCCATTGTCTGTGCATCGGCAAGGATAATGGAGCGCAGGCGTTTTACTTCAGTTTCGTTCAATAAGTCTTCGGCTATAGCTTTGTAGTTAGGTGTATAGCAAAAACGATGATATAAGGTGTTTAGTTCCTCATCAGTAAGTTCTAAAAGTTGGCTGGTACGGTGAGTTTCGAGCCATACAGCTTGTTCTAAGGCATTAGGGCTTAGTTTTTGACGTAAGGCTGTTATGAGTTCTTCTGTTTGCATATTGTAATTATTTTTATGTTTCTGCCCTTTTTTGAGCCCTACCTCTTGGGTAGGGACTCCTCAGGGCTTTCGTCCCGCTTAGGGGCTTGAACCCTAATGCCTGCCTGTGCGGGTATCAGCACTTAGATAGCTGAAAATTGTAAGAGTATGTTTTTCCATTGCCCGCGCTCGTTGCGTTCGTAGAAGCGGATGTAGTCCTTTGAATGGTTATACTGGTAGGACTCGCGGAATAGCTCACAAGCACGGGTGAAGTTCTCATCGGCGAAGGTGCTTTCGTACTTATAAAGCTTCTGAATGTTGTCTGGGTCAAGCTCGCCCTTCTTGCGTTCTAAGAGGGATAGGATAAACTCCTTAGTGGCTTCATCGCCTTGGTAACGGCTTTCTATGAAGTCAAAGATGTACTTTTCGGCTTCAGAGGAGCGCTCGTCATAGGTGCCTTTGCCTTGCTTGTTGTACTCTATTTTGTAGTTTTGAAATTCCACTTTAAAGTTGCCCTTACCTTCAGCATATCGCCCGCTATACTCTTTAAGGAGGTCACCAAGTGTTTCCATAGTTTCAAAGGCGTGCTCTTTTAAGTCTTTGAGCTGAGTGTTAATGTCTTTGGCAATGGTTAGAAGGCTTACTACAGCATCGGCTTTCATTGCCTCGTAGGCTTCGCGTTTTTGCTCGCGTTCTTTTTGTTCTAATTCTTGTGCTTGCTTGATGAGGGTAGCACGTTCTTCGGGGCTGAGTGTTGTTAAATCTACTGTCATTATAAATTAATTTTTAGTTATTAGTCTTTAGTTATTAGTAGTCTGTATGTTATAATGTTTAACTGGCTAAAAGCTCGCGTTTGATAACTCGTTTGATACGACGGAAACTCTCTACAACTTTAATAGAGTCGCCTCCTATGGTTACTACTGTAGGTTCGCATTCTTTGAATAGCTGCTCAAAGAGGGTTTTACTTTTGTCGGTGCTGGTTGGGGTGAGGTTTCTGTCTTTTAGTCCATTACTCTCGCAGATGGTTTTAAAGTCTTTAAAGGTTGCGCCTATAAGGTGTATAAACTTGCGCCCGAAGCGGTCGTCGAGTTCGTCAAAGCCGAGTTTGTTGTATTTTACGCCTGCTTTAATAGTTTTTTCGAGGTTATCAGTACCACTAATCACTACGCCCATTTTGTCTTCCATTTCGTTGTATAGAGTAATAAACCAGCGGAGGGCGGAGGGTTTGAGCTTATCGGCTTCATCAACGATAAGTAGGGGCTGTTTGCCGGTGCGTTGGGCAAAAAATTGTATTACTTTTTGCCCTAATACATCGACAGTAGTGTAGCCACTGTCCTGCTTAATACCTAACACCTTGCAAAGTTCAACAAGGAACTCTCGGCGTGCCCACTCGCGTGCTTGAATGTAGAACACGTTACTGCCTGCGTATAGGTTGGCAAATGTGGTGAGAGCTGTGGTTTTGCCGCTTCCTGCTTTGTGGCTTATGGGAATAAAGAGGGAGGCGTTTTTGGCATCAGATAGCACACTGAACACCATTCGGTAGTTGGTAGTTTCAGCTATTTGCCATTGCTCGGCAGTGTTGATGTCAAGGGCTTGAGCTACTTTTTGCCATAATTCGGCTTTGATGAGTTCCCAGTTGTGGTTGAGCATTTGGGAGATAGTAGCGGAGCTTACTTCGCATTTGGTAGCTACTTTGTTTTGGCTACCGAGACGGCTTACTTCGTCTTTAATAGCTTGTAAGATTTGTTCTTTTTGTAAATCAGTCATCTTCTTTTTAGTTAAGAGGTAAGAGATAAAAAGTAAGACCTTTTACCGCTTACGAGGTTTATAAATTAGTTATAATTGCACTCTTGTGAGTTTGGTAACATCTAAGTCTTCGGTAAAATATTCGCTTCCTACGGCTTTTTTGATAGTAAAACTATTACTTTCTTGGCTTTTTAAGAAGGCTTCTTCAGTGGCGTTGTAGGCTTGTTTTTGGGTAAACCTACCGAGCATTAAATTGTCTTCAGAAAGGGCTGTAAGGCGTTGTAGTTCGGCTTCTTTGCGGCGTTGTAATTCTTTTTCGCGGGCACGAGCTTCGGATAGTCTACCGAGTTCGGCAGTAGGGCCGTGGCGTTGTATTTGTTCAAAGAGTTGTGCCTCGCAAAGAAGCACTAATAAGTTGCCGTGGGCTTGCCATAGATATACGGTGTTAGAGCTAAGCACATCAAATGTCATTACTACTTTTTTGCCTGTATAGTTGGCTATGATGTCGAAATCATCAACGGATAGCTGGTAATAGAACTCTGCTTTATCTATTTCGGTGCGTATGAGTCCATTGTTTTTAAGGGTAATTTCCTTTTTGCGATGGAAAAGCATTGAGATACGTGCAGGATTTACATCAATCACGTTGTTTTTCATTGCTTTTTCGTGCAGTTCTTTAGGTGTTTCAGTAATATTAGCATATTTGCGTGAGTAGGTGCAATAAGGGGTATTACGCCAGCCCTCAATAAGGTTTTCAATTTCGTTATAGGCTTTTAGGTAGTCAAAACCTTCTGCTTTAGCTTCCTTTTTCACTTCAGCTAAGAACTCTGCGCTTCGGTGTGCTGAAAGCCTGCGAGATTGAACACCTTCTCCATAGTAATATTTGTTACCCATAAGGGTTACGCTTTGGAAAGTACCAAACCAGCGTTCTACTTTTGCCTTACCATTAGGATCGTGGGTGATATTCAGCTGTACCCCTAAGGCTTCGAGGCGGGCGAAGAGTTCTTTTATCTCGTCTGTATTATGACCGGGGAAGCGGTCGGCAGTAAGACTGTAGGGTAGGTAGCCTGCGTATTCTACAGCCATACGTAGGGCACGCATATAGGCTTGTTTGTTCTCGGCATAAGCAATGTCGTAGCCTAAGATGTCGCCACTGTGTACATCGCGTACTACTATGGCGAAAAGGAAACGTTCTGCTTTGTTACCTTTCTCATCAACGGTTTGATGTGCAATGAGGTTTACTCGGCTGGCGTCTATCTCCCAACAATCGCCTGCACAAACAGCGTTTTTAAAGGGTATGTAACCACTGTACATCTGTGCTTTTCGTGAGCCGTAACCGAAGCGTTTTTCGGCTGTTAGGTACTTGGTTTTGGGCAGTTCAAAGATGTTTTGCCCGAACCAACGGCGTGAGGGTTTTTCTTTGCCAAAGCGGTCGCATAACTCCCATACATAACGAATAATGAACTCGTTGCTATCGTTAAGTCCCATTGCCCGTAGTTGCATTACCCAGCTGAATACCTCTTGGTCGGTGTATTGTTCGGCATTTTTATTGCCCGTGCGGGGTAGGTCTATAAGGTCTACAATACAATGGTCGGTAGTGCGGAGTATCTCTATTTTTTCTTTCAGGCGTTGGTAGTTATGCGGTATGTATTGGAGTTCCATTTTGCTAAGAATGGGGCTCAAATCCTTATACAGGGCATTCTCGGTACCTCCATAGGTGTCGAGGTTATCAAGACAAAAGTCTAACACGGCACAGGCTTTGGCTAGGGCTACACGGCGGGTAACATCTATTCTGGTGTAATACTCTAAGTACTGAGGGTAAACTTTGTTTAAATGGTGTTTAAACGCTGTCTCAAGGTTTGTTTCTTTGCGTTCTGCTATAGCCTGCTCATACTGAGTGAGCAGTGTTTGAGCATCACCAAAGCGAGTACGATAGTTTTGTGGTGCACGATTGGGAATGTTGCTCAGGCAGTAATAAAACTGATTTTGTGTTTTTGCCCAACGCCACGATTTGCCACTATCAGGCATAAACTCTTTGGCTTTAGCGAGGTCACAAGGACGGATAGTTGATTTATGCCGTATTCGCGCTACTTTTAGATAATCAGACTCTAATTTACAAACCTCTATAACAAGGCGTTCAGAGAGCCACAGCGATGGTTCGCCTGTTTCTGTTTTACGGATAATTATGTCGCCTTGTTTGAAATTCATTGTTTTTACTATAAAAAAGCCGCTGCTAAAAGCTTTAGTGCGCAAACCTCACGGCTTTGTTTGCTATAACGGTTTCCAACTATAATTGGTATTGTTACAACGTTGTTCACCGAAGTAGGTGCGACCTACCACACGAATGTGCCTACTCATAGCGGGTTCGGGAATTTTTGCTACTTTTGTAGCATTAAAAAATTAAATAATAGAATTATGAGTAAATATGTGAAAACATTAAGGTTATTAGTTTTCGTTTGATCACTACCCCAAATAGGATAGTTTTTGTTTCTGTTACCTCATAATTGAGGTGTTTACTGATGTAGTGCACTATTTTATTGGAGTACACCCATTTTTTCAATCGTTTCATAAGTTTGTTATTTTAAAGGTTCAACACAGTTCATATAATATATCCCTATACTATTGTCTTCAAACAAGAGGGTAACGATGCTGTTCTCCTCTTCAAGTTCATCAGACTCTATATGAGTGATAATGCCTACTTTACCTGCTTTTTGGTAAGTGTCGGTAGTTACAAACGGATTTACTTTTACTTTATCTCCTTTTTTCATAACTTTGTTATTTTACTATTTTCTCCAATGTTTTTTTGATTTCCAAGCCTTTACCACGTATAGGCTTGCGTTCACCCCGAGCAATTTGACCTACATATAAAGTTGTGGTTTTAAATTGTTTAGCTACCCGCTGGTATATGGTAGTATCAATTTTTTTTACTTTTCCTGATAATGTTTCCATTTTTATATTACCTTTGCGTTATTATTATGACGCAAAATTACGCATTACGCATAAAACAAGCAAGAAAAAATCAAAATATTTTACGCAAAATGAATAATAAAGTTAATAAAAGCCTGATACTCAATAAAATTAAAGAACATTATAATTTTGGTTCTGATACAGCTTTTGCTAAATTTTTGGGTATAAAACCACAAACATTATCTTCTTGGCATAGTAGAAATAGCTTTGATATTGATTTGATTTATGCAAAATGCGTAAATATAAATTCTGATTTTTTACTATCAGGAGAAGGGGAAGTGGAAAAACCAAATGTTGAAGAAGAAGTTATCAATGAAAATGATAACTTTTTTGATAACCTAAATGATACCAAACGAAATGTAAAAGAAAAGGTTATCAAATATAAAAAATCTGAAAAAAAAAGTATGACTTCTGAAAAAATGGAGTACCTACAGAATTTGGTAACCGAGGCTAAAGCAAAAAGTGAAAGGAAAATGATACCTTTGTATGGAGTAACTACTATTGGAGGGGCGAGAGAGGTAGCCGATGTAAATTCAGCTGTTACACAGCCAGAGGGATATATAGAGGTAGGAGGCTGGTTCCCTGGCGCTACAGATGCTATCTACCACTACGGAGAAAGTATGAAAGAATACCCCAGCGGCTGTATTCTCATCTTAAAACGCCTTTATAATGCTCGAAACATAGTCTGGGGTAATAATTATGTAGTAGAAACAGATGAAATAAGAGTAACTAAACGCTTACAATCTTGTAAAGATGATGATACTTGCGTAATGGCATATAGTTCTAACCAAGAAAGATACGAAGACGGCACCCTTATATACGAACCCTTTAAGATATACAAAGAGGATATAAAGCGCATTTTACTGGTTATTTCAAGCATAAATAGAGAACAAATGACTGCCCCAATGAAATTAATCCAAGTGAAGAAATAATTAAAGTATTAGGGGCAAAATGAAAGAGTTGAGGAGGAGGAGTTTAATTTTAACCTCCAAAAATGAAAATAAAATGAACACAAAATTAAAGAAAATAAGGCGTGAACCCTTTACATTTGGTTTTACCCTTTAAGTAACGAATAATCGTCAATACTTTATAAAATAAAAGCAAGCACTATTCTCATAGTGCTTGCTTTTATTATTATCTGTATAGGGTAAAGTGTCCCATATACTCTTGTCGGTCATCATCCTCGTGTGTGCGCAGTATATACCAATA